GGAGGTTACTGCTGCCCATTGGTTATCCTTGGTGCCCTTGATTTGTGGGATTGGTCCTCTGCGAATCCAAGCGTGGATGAGAAGTTGTAGAGTCTTCGCATCGCGCTTGTTTCTCGCAGGGGTTCCATCTCCCCCAAACATGATAGGGCCCCGAGGTATGCCTTCGGGACGACAGCGTGCCAACGTACGACGTGCTACGCGGCGTATTGGAGGCAGTCTGTCTGTCTCGGCGACCGTCGAGAGACGTTCGCGGACAGCGAGTACCCCATCCTTACCTCCCCTCTGGAAGAGTTTTGCCCCAGACGCTTCTCGGAGACCCACTAGAGCTACGCTGGTAGCTATGTGGGGTCTCGGACGCCATACTAAGAGCTCGCAGAATACACCTCGTGATCGTGACCAGAAGGATTTCTTCTCGTTCAGCCGGAGATTTTCTCGTTCTATGTTAGCCCTGTATGACCCCTTTTGTCGAGGGGTCCAGAGGCCAATGAGATCATCTCCACACACTGCAAAGTGGCTGGACTTGAGATCCTTTTGGTATGACCGATCCATGGCGCAGTATGCGTTCAGTATGGATAGACACGTCCAAGATACTCCGAGGCCTAAGAGAACCGAGTTCGTGGTTCTCGGGCTGAACAAGCCGGGAGCATGTTCGAGAGTCTGGGGCCCGACGAGTGTTAACGCGGCCTTCAATTTGTCGGAAGTCCATTCTAAAGCACGGCCGATGCCAGTTATGATCGAGCTGGCACGGTCTTGGCTTAGCCATTCCGTTGCTGCGGTCAGGTCTGCACTGTAGACGCGTAGTTCCTCGTTGTTTTGCGAGTTGCTGAGGCGTAGTCCAGTGTCTGTCAAACCTGCCCGGAAGCAAGGAATGCGAGCAAGGAGGGGTATGGTCTCCCCCGAAATTGCTCGGCCAAAGTGCGATAGGATGGCTGAATGTACAGTGCAAACACGGATCTTGCCCACTTCTTCCAGAGCCTCAGCTCGGAAGTAGGTCCGATGGGCATGAGATGTGTTTGCTAAAGTATATTCGGCGAAGCGGTACAGATCCCCAGGTTCGGGTAATTCCGGCCATGGGCGTTCCGCCTCTGCCTTCCGACGTCTTGAAGTCCCCGAAGACGTTTGTCGTTTCCGTCTTTCATGATAAGTTGATAACAGTGCTTGTCGAGCACCTCCCTTAGCTCGGCTATTCTCTACAGATGCGGCAAGATTGGGAGTAGGGGCAACCGGGCGACCGGCTGCCTCCCAATCGTATGCATCATCTCCTAGAGGATGCCGGGTGACGGGGATCGGCG